TCGCGGCGATCTGCTCGCGCGAGATGCGAAGTGCCTCATGGGGCTCGTCTGTCCGGCGCGGCAGCCGCACGCGCGCAGGGTTGGTCTCGATCTGGTCCGTCTCGACCAGCCACTCGAAGAACTGTCCGACGTTCACCCACTTCTTTTTCAGCGTGGAGTGCGACCTGCATGATGCCTGTAAGAGCTCCAGTAAATCTGCGAGGTTGGATTTCCGCAACTCGCCCACGCGCCGGGCGCCAAAAGACGGGCTGCCAAGAGCGGCGACCTGCCGCAGCGCGACGGCTTTGCTCTGGACATACGTAGCGGCCAGATGTTCTGCGCGTGCGCGCTTCTCCTCGCGCTTGAGGTAGTTCTCGATCGCCTCCTCAACGCGCAGGCTTTGCGCGGGGTCCAGGTACACCGAGCCCGCCCAGTGCGCCGCGCGGTGGTGCTCCAGGTAGGCTTGGGCTTCAGCGCGCGTCTCGAATTTGCGCTGCTTCCCGGCGAAACGCCGGGCGTCGACGTAATAGAGTGGGCCTCGTTTACTGATCATGCTGCACCCCCTGTCACCCGCTCGGGAGCGGTGATGCCCAAACATTCGTCGCAGTAGTCAAACTCTGCGTCATCAACGGGCCACTCGCAGCCCTTGCAGAGTGGTTGGTCAGGCTGTTCCCTGATTGCCATTTCGCGCAAGACCTCATCGCCTATTGCGTCCTCCAGCGCATCAAGGGCGCGCTGCTCTGAGGTCGGGTTCGCGGCCCTGTACTGCTGGATCAACTCGTCAAGCTCAAACCCGCTATTGATGTGATCAGCGGCATGCTCGTAGTGGGCACCCTCATGGTCGTCGGCGGTCAGCAGCCCCTGCAGACAACTTTCGTTCCAGTCGTTAGCGACCCAGCCGAGGAATGCGTCGGGATCGACCCCGGCGTCCTTGATGGTCTTGGCGATGGTTTTTGTGATCTGGTTGGTCATTGGTTAGTCGCTCCTCAATTTCTAGTCACAACGTAATTAATGTAACTAACAGTGACAAGAGCGACCTGCGCTTTTTTCCGTGATTTTGCCCTTTCGTGATTATTTCGTGATCGGACACAAAAAAAGGACTTAGCCAAGCTGCTAAGTGATTGATTTGCCCTGGTTGTTTTTTCGGCCGCGATCAGTCTTCTAAGCCGTAGGTCCCAGGTTCGAATCCTGGAGGGCGCGCCAATCTTTTCAATCACTTAGCAGCCAAGCCACGAAAAAACGAGGCCGTGCTTGCGATTGAATCGTACAAGCGACTACTGCCGATTGCAACTACATGTTGGCGACTGCGAGCATCCTCGTGATTATTTCGTGATCGAGGGTGTAGGTCGCAGGGTAACCGCAGCGTCTTCCGGCAGCCGCGGCGAGAAGGAGAGCTTACCAGCGCGCGTGACGTAGACTGTGTGTACGCCGAGCGATTTTTGTAGGCAGCTGCGCACTCTGTTTATACGGCTCGGACTGCGCCTATCTTTAGTCGTCCGCTGCGCGTCAGACTTGACGTCTAAATAGACCCAAATCTGCAGCCCTGGGTGTAGGCAAACAAGGTCGATCGGCCCACTTACGCGAAACTCCATTGTGTAGACGAGCCAGCCGTGCTCGATCATATAGGTCGCCACGACGGCCTCGCTGAGCGCGCCCCGCTGATGTTTATCCACGGAGCCGATCGGCGTAGCGCTGCGCGCGCGCCGGCGTTTGGGTTGCGTACTTGCTGTCCAGCAGCTCAGCCGACGCGCGAGCAAAATCGCCAGCCTCCAGCGCTGCTAGCATTTTTCGGAACTTCAGTAACCGCGGCACGCCGAGCTGGAACGCAAGCTCGACAAGCGCCTCTCTGCGGTCGAGCTCAACGCTCGCGACCCACGGCAGCCGGTGTTCGAGCTCTATCGCAGCACGACGTATGTCAGACCGCAGCAGAATTTCAGCCTCATCGAGCGAGATCCCTAGGCCGCCGCGCTCCTTGTCGATGTTGCGGCCGTGGCCGATTGTCCAGACGCCCAAATGGTCTTGGTAAGCGTGTGCACTGAAGCCCTCTTCCTTCTGCAAGTTGGCGACCATGCGGGCCATGCGCTCGACAATCATTGCCGCACCTTGGCCGCGATTTTCTCGCCCGACCGGCCGACTATGTAGCCACCGACGCCGATCATAAGCAGGTTCCACAGCTCGTCTGGCAGCTCGATCGCCAACGGCACCTGATCACCGGCGAGCAGCTGCACTGCTAGCTCGGCTAGCGGCGCGATCAGGTAGTTCCAGCCGACGATGGCCGTGATAGTAAGCATTAGCACCGGCCGCCAAATTGCAGTGATCTTGTGCTCCGACTTGGCCTCTGCGAGCACGACAGCGGCAGCCGCCTGCTCGATTGCTGCGCTGTTGGCGACCAGCGCCATGCTTAGCTCGCGCTCAATCTCAGCGCGCTTGTCCTTGTCCTCGGGCAGCACCCGGCGGACGACGTCGCCAACAAGCGGCGCGATTAAAGGGAGAAGGGCTTGGATCATGGCTTGGCTTTCAGGATTTCCACGTCTTTTATGAGCGCAGCGATCTCTCGGTGCCGGCGCTCGAGCACTTCCGGCGAGCTCATGTGCGCGAGCATGTCGGTGCGCTGCTGCACTGACTGTATTGTGAGCTCGCTGCGATCGACCCGCAGGTCTATTGCGCCGACCAATTTTCGCAGCTCGTGGACCTGCTCGATCAGCTCTTTAATTTGGTATCGTGCGACCGCAGAGGCGGCTACGACCGAGAAGATGAGGCCGGCGACGGTAATAATAAGTCTGAGATCTACCGAGCCATCCATCGAGCCACCAACCCCTGGACTGTGCGTGTTTCATATATGCGGATCACGCCCCAGATTATGCTGACGACCGCAGCCAAAGCCGGCAGCCATTCAAGCAAGGTAGATGCGACGACCGCGAGGCTCAGCACATCGCCGCCGGTTTTGGTCGCTTCCCATTTCATATCTTTTCTCCTGGCTCGGCGGGCGCGCATAAAAAAACCGCCCACAGGGCGGTGGCGGCGGCAACGGTGCGGAACATCACGCAGGCTTCGTCGGCCAGACTGGGCTGGCGGGATCGGTAGTGTTGGCAGGCAAGTCGCGCAGCGCGGTGCGGTAGGCTTGCCAAGCGGCAGGCACTGCTTCGCCAGCTTCTTGCGCTTTCACGACAACCCAATCAGTCTCAGCCAGCAGCCGATCACGCTCTGCTCTCAGCGCAGCCCATTGTTCGCTGTCGTAGCGAGCGGCAAGCCACCTGTGTGTGCGTAGATCAACCTCATCAATGTCTACTTCTTCGTAGACTGTGGCTGCGTCTGGGTAACTCTTTGGCGTCAGCACAGCGCCGTCATCGTCATACGTGGCTGGCGTTGCCTTAGCTTCCATCAGCTTGGCAATAGTGGCCGATGGATTGAGGGAGTGGATGACCGCGCCCTCTGCGGTGACGATGCGATTATTCATTTTCTAGTTCTCCAAAACAAGCCACGTAAATATCTCCGTTGACGTCGGCGCTATCTTCTGTCCTGACGACGGTGATTGCGGTCGTAGATTGGGCCGTGACGTAAGCACTGACATCGAGCGCCTGACTTGCGTCATTGGCTCCCGTCACGACCACATATTTAGCTGACTTGAAAGGGACTGCCCATGTGATAGTCCCCAGCCCCGCGCCCCCCGACGTAACGGACTCGACGTTGTACGTCGCATTTATAATCGGCGTTCCTGTGTTAAAATATACCCACGCCTTAGCCTTACTCAGATCGACACCCCTCGGCATATCAGCCGCCATTGAACGGACCATCTCGTTGACTTGCCGTTGATTGGTTGCGGGCATCGACGCATAGAGGTTCGCGTCGTTGATCTCGGCAACACCATCGCCCCACAACAAACCGTGTTCGAACGTGGTGCCGCCAGCCGCGATGGTGCGCTCGGTATCGATTGCAAGCCCGTCAAAAATGTCTTGAGTGTCGGACTGAGTGACGATGTACTTGCCGGTCAGCGGATCGATTCGGGCGTCGAGAACAGCGTCGCTCGCGCCTTGCAGGAGGCACTTCGCATTATCAGCAAAAATGCCGACCTCGGCTTCGTACATCTTCTTGAATTGATCGCCGGTAATCTCGGAGCCCTTCGTTATCCGCGCAAGCGACAACCAGTTGTTTGTGTTGTCAAACTCGTTGCCGCCCTCTGGGGACGCGCCGATACCACATGCAAACGAAGCCCCGCCAGATACGCTGCCAATGCTGGCGTTCGTTGCACTCGCAACCTCATTGCCGTCAACGAAAAGCGTGACCGTCTTGGATGTGCCGTTGAAGCTAAACCCGACAAGGTGTGGATTTCCGTCCGCAATAAAGGTGTGCCCACCGGTCCACGTTGCCGTAGCAGAATTTGAGCCATCATTCACACCCGCCTGTAAATCGGTGGTTGATGTGTTTATGCCCCATTGCGGGACCGCGCCGGTCGAGGCATTGCGATATTGCATAATCGCGACGCTATCCGCACCAGCTTCGGCGTAAACCCAAAGACAGCCAGAAAACGACCCGGTGCCCATTTCAAAGTCGGCATCGCCGGTCGGGGTGTTGTTCGTCGCCCCAGCAGAGATTCGGTATGCCTTAATCTCTGCGCCAGTGTACGGCGTAATCTCTGTGGTGGTGCCGCCAGCGGTTAGCGTGTTGGCTCCTCCAGACCTATCAGCCGTCGCGCTGTTCGCAAAAGCAGTAAGAACCGATCCTTGGCTGTTATAACCAGTGTTATAGGTGGTTGTGATATTTGCCCAAATAGAGTCGTCCGTCCCTAGAGAACCATAAAAGGGGAAACCATAGGCCAAAGAAAGACCGTCAGCATCCGCCCCGACCGCAAACCTTTTTATAATATCAAGCGATGTGTCTGCTTGGACTGGTTGATTATAGTTGCCCCCGCTTACGTTTGACCTACTCCAATCGTCCGCTGTGATTTCGTCTATCGGTGTGAGGGATTTATAAATAATATCTGAAACGGATTCTCTAACTGCAAAAAAGTGGCCGCCAGATATGCTAATTGGAGCCCCACTCGTTACCGTTTCAGAACGATCCCATACGTTGCCGTCATGCTTGACTAGAGAATACCCGTCAGCACCGGCCCCATAAGAAACACCAAAAGAAGGCATCGGACCACCAGTGCGCGGGTCAAACGGCGGTTGTTGAGCCAAGCCCGCACAAACAAACTGCACATTGTCATTGGTCAGGCCGGGTGTTGTAGTAGATGAAAGCGAGCGCGGCCAACCATCGGTACGCTCGGCCCACGACCCACCATGCGGGTCAACAATGTGAAAGCCTTGGTCGCTGGTCCCGACGATCACATAGCCCATGCTTGCGGCAATGCTTGTCGGCGTTGCGCCGGTCAAGGTGACAGTCGCGAGCGGCGATGCGCTCGCAAGCGTACCAGCCGTCAAATCCCAGATGTTGACTTCGGCATTTGCGCCGCTTGTCTCGACGGTCGCAAGCATCAGGCTTGACCAAACTGATCCGTTCTCAAACTTACCTGACCACGCCTTGCCATCTACTGAAGGGCCGACGAGACACGCATCAATGAATGCGTTGGTCTCGACGATGCCGGAAGTCGCTGCGGTGACTAATTCGCTGAGCGTCGTGATGCCCCCGGTAAGGGACTGGGCGAGGTCTGCTAGATCACGATTGATTGTCATGGTTAAGCTCCTGGCTTGGTCGGCCAGACCACATCGGCTGGACTTGCAAAATTTTGCGGAACATCGCGCAGCGCCTGCCGATAATTTGTTTCGTCCGCAGACATCGCGCGATCTGAAACTGCCCACCAGTCTGTCGCCGCAAGCAGACCGTCGCGCTCGCTGCGGACGTCCGCCCAAGTCAGAGCAGGAGGTACATAGTCAGCAATAGCTAGACCCTGCGCCACGATCTCATCGTAGTGACGGTTGCCAACAGCAACTGGAATAGAAAGCTGACTACCGTTTTCTGTTGCGGAAACTACAGTGTGCCCTGCGTTTGCGTATTTAATGCTTTCTAGCATTGTTCATAATTCCTGCTGTTAAAGCTCTGCGTCAAATCCTATATACCCATTAGAAGAACCATCAGTTCTCATTGTTACGCCCTGCCCCGCTGTGCCGCCTGAAAGAGTTACAGCTATTTGATGCTTATATGGATTAGCAGAATAGTCACTTGTGACATTTGTGCTGTTTGCAATTACAGCATTACTTTGAATCTTAAAGTCAGCTACATTGCTTACCTGTAGGGTGGGAGTACTGCTTCGCATTGCAACAGGGTAATCAATGTGAATTTTTGCTTGGGTCGTCGAGTCCATTTCCCCTGCACCAATAGGAACCGCATTTGTTGAAAACTCCTGTATCCGCCAGTAATACCGCTGACACTTCTCAAGCGTCACACTGTAAGGCTCATGCTCAAAGTCCGTGGCGATGGAGCCGACTTCGAGTTGGACACCCGTGATGTAGATGTTGTTAGCGGTGTTATCGAGAAGGTTCTGCTGGTTGGATGTAGACCATTGCGTGCCACTTCCGGTCCATGTATTTGCAGTGCCTTGATAGGTCGTACCATTGATAAGCGGAAAGATAAGCGTTAGTCCTGTACCATTATCATTATTTATCCCTGCCGCTGTGTCGCCGGGAAAAGTTACAGAATGTTTTTCCCAAGTGTCCGCAGAGGCCACCGTAAACTCACGAATATAGGTGCTACCGCCATCTTGATTGTCGATAGTTACGCAATGCGTACCGCTCTTTGGAGATTTGAACCAGAAAGACAGCGCCATCGTTTTTGCAGATGCGGTGTTGTAGGCAAGAAGCTGTAGATTTTGCGCTTCGATGTTTTGAAAAACATGAAATGTCTCACCGGCAGCAACGGCACTTTCTGCGGTTGTTACGTCAATCTTCAATGAACTTGCAAAACCCTGACCTGACGGCACATCAGTGTCCTGAGTAATTGTGACTCTAGCCTGTGGTGAGCCGTTAATATCTAATTTCCAGCGATCCAGTGTGTATGCTGCTGCTGTGCCAAGACCTGCAAAGCTGGTTCCTCGCTGACTAACAGTCATCGCGCCGTTGATTATTAAGTTCTTCGCAGTCGTCGGGTTCGACCCGAAGCGCCAGACCTCAGTCCCGCCAACCGCAACGCCAACCGTGTCAGCTGCGGGGAAAAAGATTCCGGTATTGGTATCGCCGGTGTTGGCGAGCGCTGGCGCGCTGCTCGATCCATCGGCCAGGGTCAGAGACGTGATATCTGTATTCGCGCCCAGCAGGGCGTACTTCGCATCGCTCGCAGCCTTGGTGTAATAGTCTCCCGGTGCAGCCGCACCGTGGGCGATCACTTCGAGCTTGTCACCCGCAGTCAGCGCCGCCAGCCCGGTGATTGACGATCCGCTCGTCGCAGTGTAATCGCCGTCGTTGAGCATCACGCCGTTGAGAAACACCATGATGAACCCAGCGTCATATGCCAGGGTGTTAGCGTTGTCGTCCGCGCCGGTCACTGAAGTCTCGCCGCCGGACGCGGTGTACTCGAACCGCTGGTAAACAGAGCTGATCGTCGATCCCGTCGCGACCCAACCGCTGCCGTTATAAACCTTCATCTCGCCAGCGGTGGTGTCGAAGTACAGCGCCCCGGTAATCAGAGCATCGCCGTCGTTGTCGAGCGCCGGAGCGCTGGACTTAGCGCCCAAATACCTATCGTCGAAGCTATCGTATGAGGCCGCCGCCGATGCGGCGCTGGACGATGCAGCCGACGCCGAAGTGCTTGCGTCTGACGCCGATGTGCTGGCAGCCGACGCGCTTGTACTCGCGTTGGACGCCGAAGTGCTGGCCGAGCTGGCCGACGCGCTGGCCTTAGCGCTGTAGTGCTTCGCGCTATACTCGCCGCCGCCGCCTGGGACTGCGGAGTCCTCGGCTCGCTGCGCCCATTCTTTGGCGCTCCCGCCGGCGCCGGATTGCGTGCCGCTCGCATACTCTTTTGCAGAGTAGTCGCTCGTGTCGACTGTGCCGGAAGTTTCAGTTGCCCACTCTTTCGCAGCGCCAGCGGCGGCGGTGTCCGTGACGCCCGTCCCGCCGACCGCCCAGGCCTTCGAGCTGTAGCCCTCGCCGACCTGTGCCTCGCCGTCAGTCTTTTTCGCCCACGCCTCGGCCTCGTCGGCAAATCCGCTAGCACTCGTAGCAGAGGCCGCCGCGCTCGCCGCATCGACTATGAGATCCCATTTCGCTACGTCCGCATTGCTCGAGATAGGCTGCGCACCGGTCGACGTGTGCTGCGTGTTGGCGAGGTAAATGTTGTTGTTGCTGGTGTCCTTGATGATGTCGCGCTGGTAGTACAGCGTCGACGCCGACCAGTTGCCGCGGTACGTGCCAAGCTCTTGACTGATCTGAAGGTCGCCAGAGCTGTCGAAAGAAAAGAGCTTGTTCGCACGGTCAGCTGCGCTCGTCGAGAACTCGACGGTGGAAATAGTATTGGTGACAGATGCTTTGACCGAGCGATCGAGCTCTTCTTGCATCTGCTGGGTAATAAATGTGAGGCGATCGAGCGCGTCCTCGTGCGAGTTCGCCGGGAACGGATCGTTTTCGACGTAGTCAGTGCCCTGCGTCAGTGCCAGCGCGCGTCGAATGATGACGGTGACGCCAGAGGCTGGGGCTGTCACGAAAGTTACGTTGCCGCCGGCGTCGGCTCCTGCGCCACTGACAGTATAGTGCGTCGTGATAGTTTGCACTGTCTCGACGCCGGCTGCGCTGCGCAACACGACTTCGAGGTCGGCTGCCGCGAAGATTTTGAAAGTGTAAGCGAAGACCGTTGTCGCGCCGTTGCCGGCGTAGCTGACTTTGGTAGTCGTTGAAGAAACAGTCATCGTCTTATTGTCCTTGCGCTCGATTTCGGTTGTTGGTGTAGTCGCGATATGCCAGGTACACGTCTTGGTTCTCGGGCCGCGCGAGTGTGCGCTCGAGGCCAGCATCGAAATACTCGTCCTCGAGATTTCTCATCGCATTGCGCTGGCGCGTGCGCCGTTGCTCCGGCGTTTCGGTGCGCCCGACGCGCAGGAAGCTCGGCGAAAGCACGAGAGCCGTCATCGCAGTTCTGAAATCCACGAGCTGTCCGCGCGCGTCTGGCAACATCACTTCGTTTTTTGCAGCGTTTACCCACTGCGCCTGCAACGCCTCGGTGAAGCGAAAGCCGCCGCTCTTCTCTTTTTTCATGCGGAGCGGGCCGCCAAGTTCTATGTGCGCGAGCTCGACCGGCCCCGGCGCCTCGCCAGCCGATATGTCGAAAGGCATCGCGAGATTGTAAAAAGCCAGGACCGGGCTAACGTCAAAGCGAACGCTGCTCTCTCGCGCGCGGCCCAAGATGTCGTACTGGATGCCAGTCTCTTCGTCTGACGCACCGCCATATAGAGGCCGCTCCGTGAGCATCGCCTTGTACTGCGCCAGGCCGTCTAAAAAGCCGGGAATAACGCCACCCTTAACGGTGCCGATCAAATCGGTTTGGAGCAGTCCAGATTCGTCTGGGCCCATCTCCTGCACGTCTTCGAGCGTGTAGTAATCGTATGAGCCGCTCGGCTTCCGAATTGTCGGATCGATCGAGCGCTCGACCGCGCGCACCGCCGATGAAAATGGCATCATGCCGCCGATCGGAGATCGCGCTAGCTGTTTAAGATCCCCACGCTCTAACACTTCCATAATGTCACCCATACTTTGCAACATCGGAAGATCAGTGAGGTATTTGAGGCCTGCCCCGATCGCTGCGGAGGCGATATTTTGGCGGGCCTCTGGGTCGTTCGTGCGGCGCATCCGCTCAGCGGTTTCCGCAGCAATACCGATCAGCGCGCCCACTGGCTCGATGCCGGCGTAAGAGACGTATGTAAGCGGGCCGTTTGGCGCACCGGTCACGCGGTCGTATATGGGCAAAGGGTCGCCGTCTTCATCCGTCGGCCAGTTATCGCCGCGAAAGACAAAGCTGTATGGCTGCCATCCCGGCGGCAGCAAATCACGCTGTGATTGCTCGCGCGGATATGCGCCGGTGATGCGGCCGTCGATCGCCATGCTGTAGAGGCCGTAGCTCGCGCCCCATCCGATTGTCAGGCGCGCCAGCGCCTTTTGGCGCGCGACGGGGTCTTTCAAAACGCCTGAATTAGGCACCATCATTTCGTAGTACCGCAGGATGCTGTTCGTAGGCGCGGTGACGAACGGCACATACATGCGTCCGAAGAAAGGAACGCTTTGCATACCGCGGCCTAGTTTAGCGAGCCACCCCGTGTCGCTAGTCAGCGTCGAATAGCGCGCGAACTCGTCAAGCTCGCCGGCGTAGCTGCGCGGATCTAGGATCGCCATCATCATGTTGTCGGTCGCCTCTTGCTGCGACTTGCCCAGCCTTAGTGCCTGGCGGGCCTCGCCATAGGCCTGCGCGTAGAGCTCACCGCGCTGCGCAAAAACCTTCCAGAAGTCGTCGGCGCCCATCAGGCCAGCGCTTGGTAACCGCACAACCTTGCCGACCGCGTTGAAAAAGCGACCGAACGGACCACTCGACTCGGACCTGATATTCTTGAAAGAGGCGCCTTCGATTTTGTTAAGCGCGTCCGCGCTGTCTTCTGTCGCCATTGTGCGCGAGGCAGTCACGAAAGCGTCTCGCACAGCCTGCGTGTAGCCGATGACCCGCGCTGCCGCTTGACCGACGTAAACACCTTCCTCGTCGCGGCCTGCGCCCACCGCGCTTCGAATGCCACGCTCCATGCCACCGTAGACGCCAGCCAGCAGCTCTACTTGGAGCTGCCAAGCCATGAACAGCGGAGTGCCGACGAAATTCTTGACGTGCGTCGGGAGCCAACTCAACAGGCCGTTCACGTACACCTCTGCGAAAATGCCCTCGGCTCGCTTCCAGCCGTTCATCGCAACTTTATGGACCTGCGCGCGACCGCCGGTTGCGTTCGCTTTCAGCACCGCCTGCGCCATCTTGGCAGCGGCTTTTCGGCCGCCGCTCTCTTGCAGTACAATTTCCTGAAAATTGGCGACGTCCTCGAGCGTGCGCGCGGCTGCCGGAATGCGCATTGCTTGCAGCGATCGCGCGATCTCGGTCTGCGCGCCCTTCACCTGCATTTGTATCCCGGCGTGAATAGCCATCTGTCGACGGAACTTGACCATCGTGGCGGCCGTCGTGTCGCCGTCGCGGATGGCAGTTGCCAAATCGATCAGTCGCTCGGCCGAGCGCACAAGAACAACACGCGCAGCTGTCATCTGCTCAGCGTTCAATAGCTCGCCTGTTTTGCGTTTCAGCAGCGTGCGCGTCAGGCCCAGCTCATCAGCGAGCAGCTCGTCTGCACGCGCCGTCGTCTCCAAGTTTGTCTGGATGCCACGCTTTGCAGCTTCGATTGGGCTGGCGTAGATATCGCTCATCGTATTGACGAGTAGCTTGACGTCGTCGCCGGTTTCGATGCGATCGAAATTAAAGTCGACACCCTCGCTACCGTTGCGAATAAAGTCATCGACTCTCGTTTCGCTAGTCAGTCGTATAGCGTCGCCCGCATCGATTTCGGTTGCGCCAGGTTGCGCAGCGGCGACCCGCGGCGAAGTCTCCATTGTCGCTGGGTCGACTCCGCGTAGCCCTTCCCGCGCGCCGGCGACAACTTGCTCGGGCTGCTGATTGAGCGCCTCCTCCGCGTAGCGAACGGTGGGGTCCGGTCGGATAGCCTCGTTTGCGATATTGTTGGCGTCGCTAAAGCGCTGCTGGCCCTCTGGGCTCAAGAGCTGCTGCGCGCCTTCCCGCTGTCGCGCTTCGTAGGCGCCTTTGCCCGCCGCGCGCTCCTCGATCGGCGTCGGCACGCGCTGCGCGCGCTTGAGGTTGTTCAGCAGCTTCAGAAAATCGGCGGCAGCGCTCGCTACCTGGACCTCGCCTTCGGGACGCAAGGGCGCGCCTGTGCGCGATGCGTCCATCGCGCTATCCGGTAGTGCCATATGGTTTTCCCAATAAAAAAGGCGCCCGGGGGCGCCTTGGTTTAGCTCGTTGTGGTTAGCCTAGTTCTGCTGAAAAATCCCCGGCAGCTCGGACTCTTCTTCAGCGCTCAGTTCTTCTGGCGCGGCTCCAAAATAGGCCAACTCTAGGTATGTCTGTCGATCCATAGGCAAGCCTAATTTGCGCATCAAAATAACAACGTCGTCTTCATTCCCAGCTTGGGGCATCGATTCCTCCTGCGGCGTCTTCGACGGCTTTTCTGACGTCATCGATCGACAATCTTCCTTGAGCATGGCTTCGCCATAGATCGTCTACCATACTGGTATTTTTGGGCGTTTTGAAGCCCGCATCAAACAGACCTCTGATTGCCTCCCACGTTATGGACTGCAATTCGCGCGGCAAAAGGCCCAACTCTTGTGCCGCGTCACGGTACGCTTGTGCGTAAAGGCCATACGTTCCCTGCACACCAGTCTTGGAAGAATTAGCCGCGGCTTGCCAGCCTTTAGGCTGCTTCACTTTGAGTGGGGTTGAGCCAAAATTGTGGTGAACCTCCGCGCTCTGACCAGACAAGGGCCGCATTAGTGCTGCCGCAACGGCGTGCGTGTCGATGGTCACGTCCCCGTTGGCACTGTTTGGCTCGATAATGTTGTTGTAGAAGCTGCGTACCTTATGCTTTGTCCCGAGAATTTCGGTCATCAAGCCACGGTCGCCTTCACTTTCAAATGCTCTCACCGCTTTAGATATTTCAACGAGCGACCCCCAACCTGTTCCGCTTGGCAAACCTTTGTCTGTCAAGACAACGTCGCCACGGTTTCCTTCGGGCGTAATAATGCGGTGAGTCCTGTCGGCAAATGTTTCGTCATGGAGGCGAACGAAAAACGCTTTTTCAGTTGGGTCTTTAAGCTCGCCTAGTGTCTTCCCCGTCATCGCTTCACGCAACGCCGCGTACTTCTCGCCTGGAAAAATTTCTTCCATCCGCGCCAACATGGCGCCGTTAATCGCAAAACCTTGCTTGTTTGCTAACACTTCAAGCGTTCGTTCAGCCAAAGAAACATTCATAAACCAGTCTTTTTGCGGTGAAAGCGCCGCCATCACACCGGCCACCGCAGTATCTGGGATACCGTATTTTCCAGAAAGCTCTTTAGCTAATTTGTTGGCACCATCGTACCAGAGCTTTGAACGCATACGAGTTGCTTCTGGCACTCGATTATGCAGCCAGATCAAGTTCTCTTTCGCGTCATTAATAAATTGTGCAGCAAACTCCTCTGGGTCTACCGCTGCGTCCGCACGAGCACCAGGGTAAGCTCGCAGAATATCTGTGTTCCTGCGCAATAGTTTTGGGTCTGCCGCAATCGCTTCGTAGCCAATGTTTAGTTGACTCGAAACTGGGTCTTCAGCGCGCTTCACTGCTGTCGGATATCGTGCGCTAACCATCCGCGGCGATACTTCAGACATACTGGGACTAAGCGCCCCCGCCACACGACCAGCGCCCGACACCACGACATCCGCAGCAGCCGCGATCGGGTTCGCCATCATCGTGCCGCCACGCGACAGCTCGGCAATGCGCTCGTCAGCTGCGCGACCGGCGGCAGACAGACGCTCAAGGCCTTGCCCGAACTCAGTCCGCGCGAATTGTTTCGTCTGCCGCACGATCTCTGGCAGCGAGCGCACAACAGCCTCGCTCATTCCGAGCAAGGCAAACGCCTCGGCGGCATTGCGCGAGCGGTTGACCCACTCCGGATCATCTGGGTCCGTTGCCATCAGATTTCGAAGAGCGACAACAGCCGGATGCGAGGCATCCTCGCTGATCATATTCGCGAGCGCTTCGTCGTTAGGCGACATGCCAAGCAGGCCGACAAGGCTGTCGCTAACTAGACTAGCGACGAACGGCGAGGCACCGGCGGCCTTTAGCAGCTTAATCCCGGCGCTTGCTGGTACAACAAATTGACCAACAATATCACCCGCGCCGCCAAGGATTTGAGCGGGAAGGTTGTCCTGTTGGACGTCTGTTGTAATGCGGTCAGCAGCGTCAAAGAACCGATCAACCTTGGCCTGGTCGACAAGGCCAAAAGCTGCAGCAGTGTTTCCGATGAACCGCGAGACACCGCGAGCAATGCCGGCAAATGGCGCATTGAGCGCCGTCTCGATATCGCCGATAGGTACGCCGCCAATCTCGAAGCCTTTGTTTTCTTCGGCCTGCGGCGCAGGCGCCGCGCTGGCGGGAGCCGGCGACGGCTCACGCCCGACGGGGACGGCAATCTCCCCGACCATGCCGTATTGCTCGCCGTCCAGGTCGGTTTGCAGTTGCGAAAATTGATCAGGGCGAAATGGCACGCTACGCAGCGCATCAGCGTCTCTGTACTGCTCAAAGATGTCGTCCAGATCACTCATGGCAGCAAGGCCTCGAACGTATATTCTTCGTTTGCTATGCGCAGCATCTGAAGAAACCGATCTCTGAGAGCAATCGGCTGATCTAGCGCCAGTTGATCAGCTAAATAACCTCGGATTTCGGCCATCGATGCCGCGCCTTCGCCTTCAATTTGCAGCGGGAAACGACCTAGCGTACTCGCCATACTCGCCAACTCGAGGCGCTGGTTCTGCTGCATCGTCTGGATGAACTTGTCGCGCTTGCCGCTCACAATGCGCTCTGCTTCCGACAGTACTGCGCTGTATGGCGCCGCGGGGTTGTCGCGTATCCATGCGCGCAGCTCCCTGCTACTTGACCGGAACGCCGCGCGCGACGGTGCCTTTAGTGTGCCGCCGTCGTCTGCCTGCTCCGTGTACATGAACGCATCGCGAAACAGGTTGATTGCGTCGGTTTCGGCTTCAGACCTGTCGCCCTCCAGCGCCTGCAGCATCTGGCCGAAAAACACGGGGGATACGCGGTCGCGCGCTGCAAGAAGCTCGCTGTAGGTGAGCTGGTTCAAGCTCTCAAGCTCTTCCAGCCGGTTCTCTTCTGCTATCGAGTCGGCAGTCGGGGTAAACGTGACCGGCTCAGATTCGGGATACAGCAGCTTGTAAACAGCATCGCGGGCCGCCGTCGTCTCGTAGTACCCAACGGCAAGAAGCCTGGCGTAAGTATCACGCGCGGCATCAACGGCCGCCGGGTCGTTCAAGTCGACGTTTACAACCTCGCGGTTCAGCGCGTTAAGCTCCTCGCGCCCCGCCTTGTCTTGATCAGCGCGCTGCTTTTGGCGCACTTCAATCAGCTTCGACGCCTCGTCGTATGCCGAGTTCGCAATCTCCTGGCGCTGCGCAGGCGACAGGCTAATGTTTCGGAGAACAGGGTCGTCGAGAGTTCCACGCGCAAACGCTTCTGCAACGCGAAGCGGGTTTGCATCGCGCGTCATCGCGCTCGCGACAATGTTAGTTGCCAGATCTTCGTCGAGCTTTAAGTGCGCCAGCGCAGCCTTATCTCCGCCTATCCGATCGGCAGAGTTGTCGATCTCCAACCGCGCAGCTGCGATTGACTCTAGCCGCTGGATTAGCGTGTTGCTGACGTTAGAGCCGATGTCGACAGCGCTGTCTGTCGTGAGCGTTACATTGGCCTGCGCTTGCTCGATGTAGCGCTGGTTGTTTGCGCGCTTGAAGTTGATTGCAGACTGCGTGCGCACGCCTGGTAAGCGACGTTGCAACTCGCGGAGCGCAAGGCTATTCATGCCAACCGACGACTTTTGCGCAGCTAGCTTAGCCCCCTGTTCAAAAGTCCTCTCAGCGGTCGCTGGTGGCTGCAACAGCGCGCGCTGCGACAACTCCTCAAGCTCGGTTGCGTAATTCGCGGCCGCCTCGATCGCGCGGCTCTCTGCATCGATCGCCGCCTTTTGGTAAATAAGGTCGGTAACCTGTCCTGCAGTACGAGCCAGCTCATTTGCGCTTTCGGCTGCAGCTCTCGCAGGCGCCGACATCGCGGCTGGCGATAGTTGGGCACTCAAGAATGTGCCTGCGCCTTGTCGAGGCTGGGCTGTCTGCCTCGTATAAGTGGGTATCTTCATGTGATCTGGCTGTACCTGTAAGCACCAAACGCGGCTGTCGTCAGCGCACTGAACATCTGACTCCGCGACTTGGTCTCTGCCGCGCGTCGCTGCTGTGCGCCTTCGAGCAATGTCAGGCGACCAGCCAGCTCTTCGTTGACGCCACTCTCGCGGATACGCCCGGCTTCTGTACGCGCCACCAGGCCGATCATCTGCTTTTCCTCCTCGGCTTCGGTGTCGCTGTTTAGAAGGACTTGCAGCGGTGTGCCAGTGGTAGCGATGACGCCACTGGCGCGGTAGCGCGTAATAGCCTGCGCCCGCAGATCGCCGTAGCGCTTCGTGAAGTTGCGGATTTCGCGATCACCGACGCGCTCGCGCAGTGCGGCTTCGTTACGCGCAACCTCTGCGTTGCGATCGCGAATCGAAGCATTGTATTCGGCGGTCGCGTAAGCCGCCTGGCCCGCAGCGCGCGTCGCACGCGCAGCCGCCACCTGCCCCGCCACTTGTACCGCGGTGCCGGCCGCAAAAAGTAGAGGTTTCACCATCACATCACCCTGCTGTAGAGCTCGTAGTCTTTTCGGTCGCTGCCGTATGCGCGCATGAGACCTTCGCGCTCAAACCCGAGAAACTGCGCAAACCGCGATAGCCGCGGCGCGCCAACTAACACGGCGGTTTGCACGCGGTGCAGCTGACTGCGCTCAATAATGTCCGAAAAGCCCCTGCGCGCTGCCCGCGCGGCGCTCACGCCGTGGCGATAGATATGCTGCGACGCCACCGCCCACCCCTCGCCAACGCCGGGCCATAGCGGCGCCACGCCGGCGCAAAGAATGGGCACGCCGTCGACTAGATATGTGTAGCTCATGCCCTCGATCTGCAGCGCGGCGGCGTGCTCGCCGAAGGCAATCGTGTCCTCTCCAGGCTCGTGGTTGAGGCCGCCGGCGTAGATCGCCTCAAGATGGCCGGCGCGGTAGCTACTGATCAAATGTCGTGAGCGTCGCGAAGACGCCCAAAATGGTCTGCGGCAACGGTTGCGTTTGTTTCACGATGATCTGTCCGTCGCTATCGAACCCACCGCGGAACTCGATCTCTTTGTCGCCGGTGTAGAGCGGCAGCGACTCGTTCATTTCGTCAGCCGAGCTGCGGAACGGCAGCACGTCGAGACTATCGTCGCCGATCGACAAGCCGACGCTGCGATAAAGCCGCACGGTGACTTCGCTGATGCGCTTGAGCTTGCCTTGAGCGCTGCCAAGCGCGCTGCCCGCATCCACCCGCAAGGTCCGCAGCGTGGAGGTGTACGGCAAGCCGGCGTGAGCCTTTGCGACGTAGCGGTCTAGCGTGACTGCGCCACTAGAAACTGTTTTACTCGCGTGAACAGCGCCGTCGGCCAGGATATCAACCGTCTCGCCTTCAAGATGGTCGAGGCCACTAAGCGAGATCGCCGCCTGCGTGACGGTGTCGCCCGATGTATGTGCAGCCGCAACAGACGTGACGCCACGTACACAACCCGTAAGGTCATTACTGCTTTTCCCGCTGTAGGTGATGATCTCATTGTTGATCTTGACGGCGCCGGAGCTGTTGAAAGAGCTCGCATCCGTCAACGTAATCGTCGTCGCGCCAGACGCTATGTCGCCGTCCAAAGTCGTCGTCACGCCTGTATAGGTAAGCGAGCTGTCGACGAATATCGCGTCATTGATATTTGTTCCGAACTCGAAGTCCCTGATGTACTCGATGTAGCGCTTGGTGCCGCCATTTATGGTGCGCTTGACGACCATGTAGACCTCGTCCTCGTCGAGGTCGCCAGGCAGCGCCGTTACTCGCTCAACGACGGCATCACCGGCACCAAACGATCCGCCGATCTTCTGGCGCGTCCAGCCAACGATCTTTTCTTCCGGCTTGTATGTCATGCAGGCGAGTTGCCCGTCAGCTCGCACGGCCCAAATCACGCCATCCGGCTCCTGCTGATAAGTCAGCTCGACGAGACCGCCTTCAGTTATGTGCTCGCTGATCAGCGTCAGATCTGGCGCAACGTAGCCGTCAACGTCGAAGTTGAATTGCAGCTCCCGCAGCTTGCGCTTGGCGCGCTGAAGAAACAGCACAGTGTTGCCAACCTGCGCTGGCGTATGGTCCGCAGAGCCGTAGTTGGTCTGCTGCTTGATCTGAATCGACGTCGGCGTAATTGGGTTGTCGGCGCCGCCAGATCGCACGATGAACTCGCCGCCGCTTGTGCCTGCGATCAGGCTCCGCGTGCTGCTCAGATAGCGGATCACGTTCACTTCGTTTGAGCCGATCGTGTAGACCATGCCGTCGTCGTCTTGGACGCCGGCCTCGAAGTTCTCGAAATCGCCGCTCTGGCTGAAAAACAGCGTCTGCGGCTGATTGCTTGTGCCGCCAAAAACGAGGCGCTGCTCGTAGAATGCAACCGAGCGCGGATAGCCTGTAGTGTCGCTGAAAGCGCCAAGCGCCCAATTCTTGTCTGCGACGAGCTTGCCCTGAACGGTAAAGCTCGAGCCCGCGCCTTCGTCAGCGAGATCATAGCCGGGCGCCAGAGTCAGCACGCTATCCGTAACGTCGACGATTAGGTATCCGCTGGTGCTGTTGTTGCTGGCCGTGCCGCTTACGACAACCGTCTGGCCGGCCTTAAAGCCCTGGTTGATAAAGTCGCCAGCCGAGTCTTGGATGCGATCGTTGTGCTCGAGGCCGGTGGCGCTCGGGTCGCCCTCGTGGAAACTAAGCGTTGTTGCAGTGTAGTCCGGCGCGATCTCGCTTCGGCCGTCTTCCAGCGCCTGTATCGTCGCCGTCACCGACGTGCCGGAGCTGTAGTTGGTGATCTTCGCGAATCCGTCCTGCAATTTAACAAGGCGGCCGACGTCTGTACTGGCGAAGATCGATCCGCTAGCCGTCAACGTAACGCTGCCCGATCGGCCGTTACTGGTAATTGTCGTCGTCGTCGAGTTGACGTCCAGCATCGGGCCACGAGCCAAGTCCACTTCAGTGATCGTCCACGCGGTGTGGCTCGTGCGCGTGATTTTCCGAATTGTGTAGCTCGGGCTCACCACATACATGACGTCCGCAGACTGCGCGAACTTCAGGTTATCCAGATCGGCCGTGGCGTAAGGCGTCACCACTTCGACCGGCGATCCCCCTGACTCGACCTGACCGCCATCCTTCAGAACGCGGAAGTAGTTGTTGCCAAACTCGAGAACATAGGTCTGCTCGACATTAAATTCGAAAGGGATCAGCCGCACGGCGGCAGCGCTGCTCTTCACCTCGCAGACAAAGCGCGTACCGGCGCGGCGCGACAAGCCGCCGTGCGGTTGAACCAAATAGTTCTCGACCGTCTCTGCGCCGTTGTCATACTTCGCAAGGTCTGTCCGCGCGAAAAGCCGCGGGGTTATCTCGCCGGCAGTGAAATTGGTGAAGGCCTTGGTGGCTTTCGGCATCAGAACCTCGAAGAGATCAGCAGATCGCTTTCGACGTACTGCGCACGATCGATATTGACGAGGTTGTCTGGCGTCCCCTCGGTCGCGTCCACGAAGCGCGCCTCGCTGAGCTTCGACTCGTAAAGCGCAAAGAGCGATTGGGTGAGCGCGTTACTGTTGACCAGGGCGTAGCTAATATCCGCCGCTAGGCGCGCCGCCAAAGACTCAATGAAGAGCTGATCGTACTCGTTTGGATCGGTTATTCGCGCGATGTAGATAAACTTGAACGGCGTCGTGTTGCTTAAAATCTTGCGGCCCTCGACGCGGAATACTGTGTCAGGATCTTGCGGCCGCAGAACCCGCAAGCAATAGGGGTTAGTCGGCAACGTGTGCGCGTAGTCGAACTCGAAAGCAGGCGCCGTGGCGTCAGCCGCGACGCTGGCGCGCTGCACTAAACAGTTCCACGGGTGGGCGCGCATGACGGCGTCGCGCACGAAGTTGTAGCGCTGGTTGCAGACACGACCGGCACGGCTGTCTTCCGTGAGCGAAACGATGTTGCTCGCGCCCAGCATGTTCAACGCTGAGTTACAAATATCGACGTCAGATGCCATTGTGTGTCCTCGAACAAATGGGGGAGCCAAAGGCTCCCCCATTTCGCTTAGTCTACGACGTAGAGCATCATCAGCTCGATCGTGCCCGTGGCGCTGGCGCCTGCGAGCGTGACCGTGACGACGAACTCGTTGTCGATTGCCGACGCATCGATGTCGACAGCGGTGTTGGCAGACAGCGCGAGCGTCGCGGCGACGTCGTTGCGACCAGCAGAGCTGGTCGACGTGGCAGCGAGATACTCGTCGGCGTCAAGCGCAACGGTTGAGCCCGAGCTGTCAGTGTAGGCCGCGTGGCCGACCGAGAGCGTCGTGCTAGCGCCAAGCGCGTCGTTGTACAGATAGCCGCCGAGAATACGCGCCCCTTGGGGGAGCGAGAACATCTCGATGACGTCTGACGCGGACAGGCTTGCCGCCTCGTAAGTCGCATGCGCGACACGAACGGAACCGCCAAGCTGGTTAGCTTTGACGAACTCCTTCGGATCGTCCTGAGTCAGGTCGGTCCGAACATTACTGTAAACAGTAGCCATTGTTCATCCCTCCTCTTACTCAGAGCACGCGATTTCAACGACCTTGTCTTCTTCCATGCGGGTCGCACCGAAGGTCGCGCAGTAATAGACCTGCGTCGAGTAAGACTTGTCGTTGCGCTCGTCGATGCGAGCCATCACGTCCTTGCCGACGGCGAGCTTCACGCCATCCTGCGCAAAAGCGTAGCAGAGGCGATCGTTGCTGCCGTCTACGCTCAGGCGGTTGGATACGATAAACTCGAAACCGACGAAGGTGTTGATGTCACCCTGGACCAGCGCCTTCACAGTGTTGAAGTCGGCCGAAGTGACAGTGGTCGAATTGAGCAGGTCTTCGATCTGCTCAGGCGAGACGACGATGTAACGCTTGATCGACGGATCGACATTGTTTTTGTCGAGCAGCTTCTTTGCGCTGACCAATTTCGCAATGGTCAAGCCGCTCGAAGCAACCGCGATCTTCTGGGCCGACGGGAACGCCGTGGAGGTCGAACCGTCTTTGCCAGTCTTGGCGGTACCGCCAAGTGCGTCGATGATGACGTCATCCATCGAGCGACCGATCGCGGCGGCAGCTGCGCGAGCGTAGCTGGACGTCGGATCGATAAGCATGCGGACTTTGTCGGCATCGTCGATGAGGTCGGCCCACTCGTAAGTGGTGAGGCTGACCATGCGGCGGCTGTGCGGCGTCTCCACCAGCGGCGTGTCGCCGTGGCGGGACGTGCGTGCAACCGCAGCGGCCTCTCCGATTTGATCGAAGAAAGCCTTTTCGCCGGTGACACTTTCGGTGTCAACGGCCCCTCTCAGCAGAGATCCCATCTGCTGCGAGAGCATAGCGACGTTCGCGGAAAACTGATTGACGAACGCCGTAGTGACCTGCGTAGACATAACAGGTGCTCCTACAGTTGGTTGATGAAGATGGTCCTGCGTGGGTTATCGGGCTTGCGCCCGGCTCACTGTCGGTTAAGCCGACTACTCTGCCTTGCTCACAGGCTTGCGCCGCGGGGCGTTTCGCTTATCCGCGGATTTTTCGGTGACCCAGGCGAAGTATTTTTCCGCCAGGGACATTGGGTTCTCAATGTTAATCTGCGCGCCGAACTCGACGGCAAGGCGCAGGCACTCGAGCTTCGTTTCCTCGTCATTCGGCATGGAGCTGCTCGTAGAGCTCGTTTACCTGATTGACGATGCGGGCGTGGTCGGGATGCATCTTCTCCCAGTAGGGGCTGCCCTGCTGCGTCAGCTCGCTGATCCGGTCCTGTACGTCCTGCGCACTCAGGCCGGGCCTGCTATCGCGGCCGGCCAGCGTGTCCTCGCCTGTCACATTCTTGATGTGCTCGCTGACCTTGATCAGCATGCCGATCAGCTGCGGGTTGTCGCCGAGCAGGCTGCCGTCAGCGAGCGCGATCTCAGTGAAATCGGCCGCATCGAGCTCGCGCAGCATCTCCTGCGCACCCGCCAGCTTGGCGTCGAAGTCACCGCCGTGCTCCTTGCGCAGAGCGGCCTCAATTTCGGCCTGGCGCGCGTCGAGCTGCTGCTCGCTCAGCTGCTGCGCCTGGCCGGCGTATTCGCCGTAGGCGGCGGCAAGTTTCTGCGCCTGGCTCGACGACAAGCCGACCGAGTGCGCGGCGCTGCGAAACCAATCGGTAAAGTCAGCGTCGGTGTTGTCGCCTAATTCCAGCTCGTAGCCGTCAGCACTTTCCGGCCTGCCGAGCTTGTTATAGACGGCAGCCCAGTCGTCCTCGGTAGCCCAGCTGCCGGGTACCGCAATCTTTTCAGCGCCTACCATGCGCTGCGCGTTGATGTAACTCTTCGCCATCGCTTCGACCGACCCGATATGCTGAATGCTAGGGTCGCCCGCAATGGTCGGGTCTAGAGCTGATCTCCAGTCGTCAGACGGGGTTGTCGCTTCCGCGGCCTCCGCTACCTGCTCTTCTGACACGGTCATTTACCTCTTCGATTGTTGATTGGATGAACAGCACGACATCGCGCTGCCCTTCGCGAAAGGCCGTTTCGTGCGGATCTTTCGAGAAGCTGGTTGAGTGAATGTTGAAGCGCTTGGCGAGATCCTCGAGCACGACCTTGCCGTCGTCGCTTGTGAAGATCTGCCGGTAGGTCGCTCGCAGTTCTTTCGGCGTCATGCCATGCCTTGCAGCGTCGGGCTGTCCTCGACGGCACGCAGCGCCGGCGCCGCCTCGCCAGCGCTCGTCGCCAGACTCTGCATAGTCTGCAGTTCAGCCTGCTGCGCAGCCTGCGCAGCGCGTTGCTCTCTCAGTTGCGCCACCTCGCCCTCGCCGCGCACGACGGTGGCCGGCGTGCCAGTCACCCTAATGATGTGCTTCGCCATGCCGTCGACGTCGAGGTAGTCCAGAACGCTTTGGTCGATCTGCGTCAGCGGCGCCAAGAACTCGATCATCTGCAGGATGCTCTGTACGTCTCCCGAGCGCTGCGCCTTGGCGAGTGGGCTCACATACTCAATGTCAATGTCGCCATCTCGCAGGCTTGCGGGAGCAGGCTTGAACGCGCGCTTGCGCGCCAAAATGTTGAAGACGCGGTTGATGAGGGGCTGGAGCAGCTCCGCCTGCAGGCGTCCCAAGACGGGGCCAAGCAGTCGCATCTTTTCCTCTGTTCTCTGGATAACCTCAGTCGCCGTCATGGTTGGGCCGGTGCCCAGAATCAGCTGGTCGACGTAGAACGCCGCGCGGATCGCCTGGCGGCGCTGCTCGAGCTGCTGCTCGCCGATCGGATTATTGGCGCCAATGTTGAGCGGCTCGATGCGGTCTCTGGTGCCCGATCGGTAAAAGTTCAACCCACCGGGTGTTGTACGTACAGGCAACATGAAGCCATCGTCCGGCACCATCATCGGCGGGTGGATCTGCAGCTGGCTCGCGCGGATCACGATCTCCGACATCTTGTTGACCATTTTGGTGTCGGGGAGCGCGGTCATGCTCGGCGATCTGCCGTAGCCGAGCTCGAATGACGCCTTGAGAAAACGCGGGACCATGTAGGGCAGCTCGTCGAAGCCGCCCTCGCCCAGGATTTGTTTTTCGTCAGGGTCGACGAAAATGCTCGCGAAGGGCTTGTTGTTTTTCGTGCGCAGCTTCGGATTGCGCTCCTCGCGGGGCATGACGATGTGCAGCAGCTCGACCTCTGCGTAGGGGTCTTGCTGCGCCAGCTTCTCGATGCGGCGCGTCAGGTTCGTAAACTGCGCCTGCGCCGCCCGCGCGGTCGTCTTGTACTTGCGGTAAACAGTGTCGACGCGACCTTGCGCGTCCTCGCTGACATAACACTCGGCGATGTGGCGCGTGCTGAAGCGCACGCCGTCGTCGTCCCCGTCTACGAAAATAACGGCGGTGCCGAACGTCACCAGGTCACTGTAGAGCTCGTGGATCTGCTCTTGAAAATTGCTGCGCGCGAGGTACTGGTACATGACGTCGCTCGCGCCCTCCAGCCACTCCTTGGCCTCGTCGTCGCTGTTAATCTCGTCGTCCTGGTAGCGTAGCGAAAACCATGGCGTCGCAGCGTTGGTGAGCATCCCGTGCAGGCTCGCTGCCATCAGCTCGGCAGCATGGATGGCGGTGCCGTCGAAGATCAGCTCGGTGCGCTTGTCACCGGCCGTGCGCTTCTTCGTGATGTCCGCTTTTCGCGGCACGATGTAGTCGGCAACCTCCTGCCAATGCGACTCCCAGTGCTGCCGGTTAGTCTGCAGCGTCTTGTAGCGCTTGAGCAGAGCAGTCGCGCGCGCGTCTTCAGCCATACTACTGACCTAGCAGCTTCTTCTTGGCGACCGGTGCCGGCTCCAGCAGGCCAAGCCCACCAGTGCGAATGCCGCCGCCACTGGAGCCGCCGATCGCCGGCGTGCGCGTCATAATCGTCGAGCGATATCCCTTTTTCGCTTTCGCCGCCTCAATCGTGCGCGTCTGCGCCTGCACAGCCGCAGGCTCAATCACCGGATCGGGCGGTGGCGGCGG